GTCGTCAACAACTAATCTTTGGATCTCAACATCGATACCATAAGTGCAATCCTCAGGCAAACCTTGCGGGCAGATCACCATTCCGTAAATATGCTCTTTAAAAAGTTTCATATTCAATGGACAGTGATCATCGCAAGCATTGCCGGGAAAGTTCTTACATTCTCGGGTAGTATCGAATTCATGTGGATTTCTAACAAACTTGCAATCATTTCTCATATAGACAAAACCTTTATCCATTTTGAAATGATCTCACACTTCATATTGAGCCAATTTGCTATACATCAGCATAACAAAATTAGTAACACTTAGCGCAGACTTTCGTTTTTCTATAGTACCAAGAGAGGCACCAAAGAAATCCAGAGTCTCCAGGAATTCTCCATGTTTCAATTTACGTCGAAAACTACATACATGATTAAGCAACAGCATAAGCCTATCTGATTGTCCCAGATAATACTGTCTTATAGTATCGCCAATCTTATGTATAGAGTCTTTAACATCATCTTCACCTTCATGAAACACATCACGCATATCAAATATTCCATCTTCATCATCTTCCATTACATCAATCGAAGCATGTTCAGCCTGTAATTCATCAACAAAAGCCATGACATCATCACGACCCATAGCATTATCGACTTGGGCAATTTGTTCTCTAGTCAATCCAAAGCATCGAAGTTCTTTTGATTGTCTAACTAATCTCTTATTCTCTTTTGAGAACGGATTGTTACCGAGAACTCTTCTACCATGTCCATTGCGGGGTATAGTAGTAATAAGAGGTGGTCTATCCCATGCGGGACAGAGGTCGGAGTGATTAGGATCATCCCAACCCAGACCATGAGCAGTATATTGATTATAACCTTGCCTAGTGGGAATGGTTCCCGTCAAAATTGAATTAACACCATATGTATACATAGGGTATCGGCCAACTAAGACAGAAAGCATTCTCTTAGGCACATTAAAAACTTTATCTACCCATTTTTCTCTTTTGGCTTCCATCATATCATTCCAGTGAATTTCATCAATACTCAATGCAGAGTTATCGAGTCGGGTAGCAAGATGTTTAATTTGATCAAACAGATTAGAACTTTTGGGCACATTTGGCATGCTATTTAGATAATCAGGTAATACTTGACGTTTAGCTTCATAGTACTTGTTCAATCTGTGGTTATAGGATCTAAGACTTTGTTCTTCAAATCTATCCCACAACGTATCCAAATACAGCATCGCTTCATCATATTTCAT